ACAAGGTCAATTGACAGCCGCAAGCACTGCTGTTGTGGTTGCACCTGCTGATACATTGAGTGGTACTACATTGAATGCAACTGTGGTCACATCAAGTTTGACCACAGTTGGAACTTTAACTTCACTGGCAGTGACTGGCAATATCTCAGGTGGCAACCTGTCAGGTACCAGCATTGTGGGCACACTGACCACAGCAAGTCAACCAAATATCACAGCCGTAGGTACTTTGGGCAGCCTGGCTGTCACTGGCAACATCTCTGGTGGCAATATAATTGCTATCCTTAACGGGTCAGGCGCCAATGTAACATCAATCAGTGCCAATAATATATCGTCAGGTACTTTGGATCAGTCAAGATTGGCCAATGCTAGTTTAACTGTTAACGGCACTACAATTGCGCTAGGTGGATCAGGCACAGTAACAGCCACAGCAACTAATGCATTGACCTTGGGTACATACTTAACTGGCACAAGTTATAACGGCAGTACCGGAGTAACAACCGCAGTTGATGCTACATCAGCCAACACAGCTGACAAAGTGGTTGCTCGTGATGGATCAGGCAACTTTAGTGCAGGAACAATCACAGCCACATTAAGTGGAGCCGCAACCACAGCCGGCACAGTGACCACTGGAACACAAGGTAACATTACCAGTGTTGGTACTCTAACTTCATTGGCAGTCAGCGGTGCAATTACTGTTAACTCAACCAACGGAGCCACTGCAATTGTTAATGGTGGAACCAATGGCGGCGGCAATATTGGTGCTTCAGGGGCAACCTTTGACACCATATTTGCCAAAGCAACCACAGCACAATACGCTGACTTGGCTGAAGCATACGAATCAGATGCACATTATGAACCAGGTACTGTGATGATATTTGGTGGTGACAAAGAAGTTACAGTGTCATCCACGGCCAATGACAGCAGAGTGGCTGGTGTTATCACTACAAATCCTGCTCATGTGATGAATGCTGGACTAGCCGCAGAACACACTGCTGTGGTAGCATTGACAGGAAGAGTACCAACTGCTGTTATTGGACAAGTCTGGAAAGGTGCCATGATGGTTGCCGCAGGCAACGGTCGAGCACAAGCATGCGCCACTCCAACCATCGGCACAGTGATTGGCAAAGCACTAGAGTCGTTTGATGGCGGCGAAGGTGTTATTGAAGTTGTGGTAGGTAGACTATAAATTCACAAGCTCGCTGCGTTCGACCGCAGCCAGCTTGGTTTGAACAGCTTCAATATTCAATGTAGACCACAGTCCAGGATGCATGGGTTTGGGCCAAACTCCATGATTGATCCACGCCCATCCTAGATGCTCATGATTTAGTACAGGCACAAATTCTGATTCTACTATACAAACCCAAGTGTGATACTCAAACACTCCGTCGGCACTGGTAAATTTTTCCAAAGGCATCATGCGCAAGTAAGCAGGAAAACTGCCCAACTCTTCAATGCATTCTCGTTCCATTCCACCCAGCAAAGTTTCACCAGCTTCAACCTTGCCGCCAGGCAGTCCCCATGTGTCAGGATGTTTGTGATCGTTTCTTATGAGATAAAGATAGCGTCCAGTTTGTCGGCACAAAAACCAAACGCCTACAGCTTTTACAGTACCAGGCTCCAGGTCCCGCCGGGGTAGACCCCTTGATAGCTTTTTATCCATTCTGCACCATTGTATTCATATTGTATACCTGTAATTATGTTGGTAACATACTGCAAGTCAGTTTCTCCGGCAGCAACAAAAACAACTCTCCAACGGCCAGGGTTCACATATTCAATAATGTCATTTGCTTCAGCTATCAACGGTTGTCCAGAAACACTTTCCCATGCCACAGGATTTTCTGTGTTGCCAACGATACCAGTAGATTCAGTCAACAAATATCTAGTACCGATCACAGGTGCGGGTAATCCGGTGCCTGGACCACTCAGTTGTGGATTGATAATGGCAGTGATTGGTGGCAGAGTGTTCTGAGGAGCAGTGTCAGAGTCCACAGTGTAGATTACCAATCGGCTATCGTTGGGATTGAGTACAAAGGTTCCAACAATTTCTGTGCCGTTGGGTTGTGCCAATCTAATTTGACTGATACCTGGACGAAAAGTTCCATACAAATCTATAATAGCCGGCCACAACAGTGGACTGTCAGACACAAGACTAGTGGGAGTTAAATCTTCATTGGATCCATTTGGCACAATTGTTGGAGCATACAACACCTGTATCTGGTTGTCAATGACAACAATTTTGTAGTTGTAAGGAGTAAATTCTTGTCTTGTGCCCAGTAGCAAATCGCTGTCAAGGATGGCATTGGCAGCATCGCCTTTGGCATCAAACATATTGGCAATAATGCTCTCAACCACACCCAATTTCTTGATCTTGGCTGGACTACTGATCCAAATTGGCATGGAAAACTTCAGTGTGGCAATGTCAATGGGATCTTCACTGCCTACGGGAATAGTTCTACTAGACCAGGCCACGCTGTCCAAGTACATCACACTCAAACTGGTCCAATCAATGTAATTGTCAGTGCTTTGAATCTCCAAGCTGGGATTGAACAATGTCAGTATCTGTTCTAGCAATTGTAATTTTTGATTGGTATTGCTGGTCCAAATATCTAAGTTAATGCTGAGTTTGTATGGCACAGGCATCAGGCGTTCGATGGTGAACGCATTGCCTTGTGTGGTTTCAAAAGTTTCAGAATCTTGATTGTAAGTTCTTTGACGAACAGAAAAATTGTTCACAAAGTAAGGTTCTTGTAGTCGTTCTCTGGCATAGTCCAATGAGCTGATATAAAAAGTCATCAACGGTGTGCTGGGCAAACTGTTTCTTGAGTTTTCTTGAATCACAGTCTGCGCATTGCGACTGGCATCACCATACCGCACGGGCACACGCAACAGAGTGGCATTGTTTACGCCATCATTTTCGTTGCCGTACTCAATCTGGAATCCAGAAAATATTCTGGTAAATTGCAGTAGGAATCTGCGTATTTGAGCATCATAGAAAAATTGTTGCATATGGATCTTTAAAATATAATCGGAGGTGGATTTGGAGGCAGATCACCACCTTGATCGCCGTTGTCTGCCCGGGGCTTGAGAGCCTGGCTAAGACTCTGCCGTTGTGGTATTGCGCCCATGTCCGTGGTGTTGGTAGTGTAAGTGTTGTTGACAAAGCCACTGCGTAGTGTCTGATTGACAGGCCCGTTGTTGAGATCTGTTCGCACCTTGTCTTCGATCCTGACCCAAAGTCTACCATTGTAACGGAACAACCGATTGGGTTTGTAGTCCAGTCTCAATGCATAGTCACCAACCACAGGATTGGCTGGAAATGCCACACCGGGAGTAACAGGAAATCCGTTGGGAGCAAGTCCGTCACCAGTCAAGTAACCCATGGTATAGCCATCAGCTCGTGGAGTAACATTCATGCCACCTTGAGTACCGTCAACTGTGGTATCGCTTGTGTCTGTCAAACTTGTGGGGTTAGCAGGCAACCCATCTTCGGTAGTGGGCAAAATATAAAACTTGGTAACATCGTAGCCCGACAGTGGTACTTCAATATCGGCTTGAGTCAAGATGTCATCATTGATCTGTTGATCTTTTGGTCTTGTACTTTGTAGATCACTGATGGTTGGCGGTGTGTACACTTGCCAGTAGTTGGTATCAGTGATAGGGGTACCATCGGGCACATTTTGAATAGCTCGATAATACACATTGCCTTGATTAACAATCAATCCCATTGGATAAAAATTACCTGGATCCCATATATTCTCTTCAACAAACGGTTTGTCGAGGATGTCTTTGAATTCTTGCTGATTGTTCAGTGGTGTGGCCTTGACTCTCCACAGGTGTGGTTGCCAAGTGACTGAAAAACCTTCGCTGGCAAAACTAGCATCTTGAATTACATAATATTTAGGCAAAGCAAGAGGCAGGCTTGCATTTAGTGGATTGTAATCTTTCAAGTTTGGAACTTCAATCACATCACCATTCATGAGCTTGCGCCCAAAAGTATCAATCATGTCATTGTAATGGAAGGTGATAAACAAGGTATCGGTGTTCAAAAACAATCCAAATTGGGTCAAATCAAAATCCACATCTTGCACACGGTAAACACCACGCATGATATAAATGTCCGGATCGTAGATACGATCTCTGTTTTCCAGCAACAGCAAATCTTGGATGTTCAATGTATCCACTGTTTCATAAACAGGTTGTGTAGCGTCAGCATTGCCACTTAAGGCAGAGTCTGCACCCCCTGCTTGTGGACCCATGTACTTGTGAACATAGATATCTAGTCCACCAACGGTGTACATCTCCGAAATGGTTCTGTCCAAAAATTGGTAATCTCTTGTGCGATTTGGGCGGTATAAACTTAGGCGTGGCATAGTGTACTATTTATGGGCTGGTTGACCAATTATTCAAACCCTGCTATAATTACACATAATTTGGAGCAACAATGAAAACTGCAATCAAACCGCCGAAACCTCTAAACCCTCGTAGTGCAGACACCAATGCAATGGGCATGGAGCCAACTTGGAAAACACAGCCTGACACCAATCGCATTAGTGCGTTGAGTCATGCTTTCTCCTGGTACAATTACTTTTACGGCAAAAAAGATGCCCGCGAGATGATTGTGGCTTATTTGGAAGCATATGATCGCAAAGCAGATGTGCGCACACTCCGACGCATACCGGACAGCTCAATACGCCTGACCACCGGCTGGTTGTGTCGTATGAGCATGGTAGGACTTGAACTTACGGATCAAGAGCAGATCAAATTGGATAACTTGCTCAAAGAAATTCTGGATTCCAAACAGGATGAAGTAGCAGAAGTTGAAACAGTGGTTGATGACGCCCCGGCCAGGCTTACGATTCAAGATCGACTGCGTGAAAAGGTATCAGAGTGTGCAGGTGAAATTGACGGACTGTTTGATGAATTTATCACAACCGGTGCCAAACTCAATGCAGACTATAAACCTGTGAGTTTGATGCGTAGCATGAACATCGCTCCACAAATGGTATCTGAAATCAAGGATATTTGGACTCGTAAATTAGCAGAGTTTGAAGAAGTAGTAGTTGGTAAAGATGCACAACTGGTTCAAGGATATGAGTATCTTACAAAAATACAACTTAAAAATTGTGTTAAATTTTGTGAGTTGGTTGTGAGTGATTGTGGTGCATATGTGCAAATCAAAAAAGTGGAACGCAAACCACGCAAAGCCAAACCAGTTAGCCCAGAGAAAAAGGTAGCCAAGTTCAAGATTCAAGCAGAATTTGCCGAGCTCAAACTCAAATCGTTGCCTGCCACTGCTCTAGTAGACAAATCAGAAGCATGGTTGTATGATACCAAAAAACGCAAGTTGATTCACATTGTGGCAGATGAGTACACCAAGGCATTCACAGTCAAAAACAATTCTATAATAGGATTCTCAACTGTGGAAACTGTGCAAAAGACTGTGCGCAAACCTGCAGAGATTACCAAAGCAATTGGTGCCGCAGGCAAGCCGGCTGCCAGAAAAATATTCAAGGATCTGACCACAACCGAGACAGCATGGAATGCTCGAGGCACTGAGAATTTGGTAATCTTGCGTAGTTGGTAATTGCAAGCCAGGACTTTGTTTGGGATAATTATATGCATGAAACTCCATTTTCCAAACAAAGTCGAATTCTACATTACCAATGTATGCAACTACACC